CGATGTCAAGCAGCTCCAGCACGAGCAGCTCCGCAAGGCGCAGGCCATTGACTACCAGACCAAGCCGCCGCTTCAGGTGCCGACGAGCATGAAGAACCGGGACGTGGAAACGCTGCCTGGTGGCATCTCGTTCGTGGATGGTGCCAGCATGGGCATCAAGACCGCGTTTGAGGTGAATCTCAACCTGAACTATCTGCTTCAGGACATTCAGGACGTTCGCGAGCGCGTGCGCGGATCGTTCTACGCCGACCTTTTCCTCATGCTCGCAAGCGCACCCTACACCCGCATGACAGCAACCGAGGTGGCGGAGCGACACGAGGAGAAGCTTCTGATGCTCGGGCCTGTCCTCGAGCGCCTGCACAACGAACTGCTGGACCCGCTGGTGGAAATCACCTTCACGCGGATGATCCAGTCTGGCGCGGTTCCGCCGCCGCCGGCGGAGTTGCAGGGAATGGACCTGAACGTCGAGTTCGTGTCCATGCTGGCCCAGGCGCAGCGTGCCATCGGCACGAACGCCGTGGATCGTTTCGTCGGCAACCTCGGCGCGATCGCGCAGATGAAGCCTGACATCCTTGACAAGTTCGACAGCGACCAGTGGGCCGACATCTACGCCGATATGCTCGGTGTCGATCCCTCGCTCATCATCGCCGACAAGGATGTGGCTATGGTGCGCGGTGCCCGCAACAGGGCGATGGCAGCCAAGGAACAGATGGCTGTTATGAACCAGCAGTCGCAGACGGCCAAGAACTTGGCACAGTCTCCGACCGGACCGGGCCAGCAGAACGGCCTGACCGATGTGATGAACATGTTCTCTGGGTACGGATCACCATCTCCTTTGGAGCTTTGAAATGGCAATGGTCAACATGGCACGTGAGCCGGAGCGTGAGGAAATGCCTGGTCAGGTTGAGATGGATGAGCCGCGTTACCCGGAGGAATTGTGCCTCACGCTCGAGTCGGAAGAACTTGAGAAGTTGAACATTACGTCCATGCCTGCGATTGGGACAGTGATGGAAATCCGCGCCCGCGTGTACGTCAAGGCGGTCGAAGGATCGCAGACGCAGGGTGGAGTCGAGAAAGAGATCGAACTCCAGGTCACGGACATGGCGATTGAACCTGTTGCCAGACGGAACGACGCGGCCACCATGTTGTACGGTGGGTGACGGTGCCCGTATGAAATCAGGAACTTCCTAGAGTTCCGCCGTGAGCAACTATGACCCGCTTGACCTTCGCGGTCAGGATCGCAGCAAAGCAGAACGCGAGCTGCGCGACAGACTGGCGCGGGAGAATGAAGAAGCGGACATCAAATGGCTCATGGGCAACAAGCGGGGCCGTCGCGTTCTTTGGCGGCTCCTGGATCAGGCAGGCGTGTTCCGTTCGTCGTTCAACACCAACGCGATGGCAATGTCCTTCGCCGAGGGAAACCGGAACTACGGGCTTCGCATGCTGGCTCTGATCCACTCGCAGTGCCCGGAACTCTACCCCACAATGATGAAGGAGAATTCATCGCATGAGCGAAACAACGATGATGGAAGCCGCAACACCCAATAACGGCGCGCCAGCATCTTCGTCCCCTGACAAGACCGCTGCGACGGCAGAGGCTCTTTACGGGAATGGGCAGAAGGCACCGGAGTCAAAGGCTCCACCAGCCGCCGAGCCGGCCAAGGTGGAAAGCCCCGTTGGCGACAAGACGGAGGCCGAGGCTGCAAAGCCTGCCGGCGCTCCCGAAAAGTACGAATTCAAGGCGCCTGAAGGCCGCGAGTTCGACTCGGAAGTTATTACCAACTTCTCCGAGGTCGCCAAGGAGCTGAACCTGACGAACGAGGCCGCGCAGAAGATTCTGGACAAGATGGGGCCGACGCTCGCATCTCGCCAAGAATCGCAGGTCAAGGCAATTCGGCAGGAGTGGGTCGCATCGGCCAAGGCTGATGCAGAGTTTGGTGGCGAAAAGTTGGCCGCCAATCTGGCTACTGCAAAGAAGGCGCTTGACACGTTCGGTTCTACCGAACTTCGCACGCTGCTCAACCAGTCTGGTCTGGGCGATCACCCGGAGCTGATCCGGTTCATGTATCGCGCAGGCAAGGCAATCAGTGAGGATTCGTTCGTCGGAGGCGCACCGGCCAATGGCAAGCCCAAGGGTCCGATGACGTTCGATGACGCTGCGAATGCTCTGTACTCAAGTCAGTCATAAACCCCCTAACAAAGGAAACTTCAAATGGCAACTCTTTCTACGTCGAACCTGACGCTGGCCGATTGGGCCAAGCGCACCGATCCCGAGGGCCGCGTGCCGGTCATCGCGGAACTGCTGTCCCAGAGCAACGAGATTCTTGAGGATTGCGTGTTCAAGGAGGGCAACCTGCCCACCGGCGAGCGCGTCGTGATCCGCACTGGTCTGCCGACCGTCTACTGGCGTGCGCTGAACCAGGGCATCCCGAACAGCAAGTCCACGACCGCGCAGGTCGATGAGGCTTGCGGCATCCTCGAGGCCCGCAGCGAGGTGGACAAGGATCTGGCCCTGCTCAACGGCAACACGGCGCAGTTCCGTCTGTCCGAGGACACGGCCTTCCTTGAGGCCATGAACCAGACGATGGCGACCACGCTGTTCTACGGCAACCCCGCTACCGATCCGAAGCAGTTCCTCGGCCTTGCGCCGCGTTACTCGGACATCGGTGCTGGTTCGCCGAACAACTCGCAGAACATCATCAGCGCCGGTGGATCCGACGCGACCAGCAACACCTCGGTGTACCTGGTTGTGTGGGGCGACAACACCGTGTACTGCCCCTTCCCCAAGGGCAGCACGGCCGGCCTGATGCACGAGGATCTCGGCGAGCAGACCGTGTACAACAGCGACGGCACCCGACTCCAGGCTTACGCCACGCGCTATCAGTGGAAGAACGGCCTGGTTGTCAAGGACTGGCGCTACGTCATCCGCATCTGCAACATCGACACCGATGACCTGATCGCGCAGTCCACGACGCAGGCGCCTTCGGCGGCGACCGCGCTCATCAAGCTGATGAGCCGTGCGATCTACCGCATTCCCAACTATGGAATGGGTCGCGCTGCGTTCTACATGAACCGCACCGTTCACAGCGGTCTGGCGATTGCTGCCCTTGACAAGTCGCAGGCCGTTCTCAAGGTCAACGATGGTCTGTCGCAGTTTGGTCAGCCCTACAGCTGGCTGTCGTTCCAGGGCGTCCCGCTGCGCCGCGTCGATGCCATCGTCAACACCGAAGCCGTCGTGTCCTAATAGGCACGACAGAAAGGAAACACACCCATGATTACTGATCGACTCCTTGTCGTGTCGGGTTCCAACACCCCCGGCTTGGCCATCTCGGGCCAGGCGATTACTGGCGATGCTGTTAGCACCAACACGATTGACCTCGGCACTGCTCGTGACATCGGCGAAGGCCAGCAGTTGTACATGGTCTTCACCGTAGTCACCGCGTTCGACAACCTGACTAGCCTCGACCTCGAGGTGATTTCGTCGGCCAATGAGAACCTGTCCAGCCACACCGTTCTCGCGGAAACCAACGTGCTTCTTGCCGGCCTGACCGCTGGCAAGCAGTACGTGGTTGCGATTCCGCCGCAGATCGCCAGCCTCGGCCAGCGATACCTCGGCGCTCGCTACGACGTGAACGGCACGAACCCCACCGCCGGCTCGATTCTGGCGGAGGTCGTGATGAACATCCAGGACGGCCGTAAGTTCTACGCGTCCGGATTCTCTGTGGCCTGATGAGGTGAATACATGGCACGAGTGAAAGCCAAAGTCGTGTGCTTCGTTGACAACGGCCTCCGTCAGGAGGGCGACATCTTCCAGTACAACGGCCCGTTCAACGGGAATCTGGAGTATCTGGATGGCGCTCCTGTCGAGTCTGAAACGCCGGAACCCCGTGTCGATCAGGTCGCCGTTCGGCGCCCTGGCCGTCCACGCAAGGCTGCGGTGGTCAACGACAATGGCTGACACGAGCTGCATGTGAAGTGGAAGGAGGGGAGTCGCGGGGAAACCCCGGCTCCCCTCCATCACTAGGAGGCAGGCATGGCATCGGAAGTCGAAATCTGCAATCTGGCGCTCGCGCACCTTGGCGATGAGGCAACCGTCGCCAGCATCGACCCGCCGGAAGGATCAGCGCAGGCAGAGCATTGCGCTCGCTTCTATCCGATCGCCCGCGACGGACTGCTGCAAATGCACCCGTGGAACTTCGCGTCACGCCGTGTTTCGCTGGCGTCGGTCACGATGCCATACACGATGTGGAAGTACGCATATGCATGTCCAGGCGACATGATGGTGGCCGTGGCGGTTCTTCCGCCGGAGGCCGAAAACGATTACACGATCCGACCCTATCCGGCTGACAAGTACGGATGGGGCTGGATCAACACGCCGTTCGTGGGAGCTGGCGTCTATGTGCCGCAGGAGTATCAAATTGAAACTGATACCGCCGGCAACAAGGTCATCTACACGAACCAAGAGAACGCGCTGCTTCGCTATCAGGCGCTTGTGACGGACCCGACCAAGTTCGACCCGCTGTTTGTCATGGCGCTGTCATGGCATCTTGCTGGCATGCTTGCCGGCCCCGTCATCAAGGGCGGCGAAGGGGCGGCAGAGGGCAAGCGTTGCGCCCAGATGATGATGGCCTATTTGCAGCAGGCCCGCGCATCCGATGCCAACCAGCGCAACGTGCGTCCAGAACACATCACGACTTGGATGAGCGGGCGGTAAGTCATGGCATCCACGCGCATCTACTTCCGTTCGTTTGCGGGCGGCGAGATGTCGCCCGAGATGTTTGGGCGCGTCGATGACGTGAAGTACCAGACTGGTGCGGCGAGGATGAGGAACTTCATCGCGATGCCGCAGGGGCCGGCAGAGAATCGGCCAGGCACCAAGTTCGTGCGCGAGGTCAAGGATTCGACCAAGCGGACGCGCCTAATTCCGTTCACCTACAGCACCACGCAGACGATGGCGATTGAGTTGGGCGCGGGCTATTTCAGGTTCCACACGCAGGGCGCAACGCTGACGGCAGGTACGCCAGCCGCGTATGTGACTGGCGGAACCACGGTCACGGTCACGCAATCAACGCAAAATACCGTGACATTCAGGCAGCCATCGTCGAATACGGTGACTATTTCGATTGCGTCGCCAGCGTCAATCACGTGGAACTCGCATGGACTGTCGAACGGCGATGTTGTGACATTCACGACCACCGGCGCCCTTCCAACTGGACTGACGGCAGGAACTCCGTACTACATCACGACCACCGGAATGAATTCATTCCATGTGTCCGCGACATTTGGCGGACCATTGGTGAATACCAGCGGCACACAATCTGGAACGCACACGGCGTCTACTGCTACGCAGGTGGATTGGACCGCACACGGTTTGGCGAGTGGTCAGGAACTCATCTTCAGTACGACCGTGACGCTGCCGCTTGGGATTAGTCCTGGCGTGTCGTATTACGTTGTAAACCCATCGACCAACAGTTTCCGCATTGCGCCATCGGTTGGTGGAACTGCGGTGCAAACCACGACGGCTGGTTCTGGTATCCAAACCGCAAGTACTCCGGCTGTCATCAACTGGGCGTCGCATGGACTTGCCAATGGCACTGCCGTTGGATTCACCACGACTGGCACGCTGCCAGCGGGAATGGCGCTTGACACTGTGTATTACGTCAACACAGCCACGACGAATTCGTTCCAAATTTCCACGGCTACAAACGGACCTTCGGTTGTAACCACAAGCGCCGGAAGCGGAACGCATACCGCATCATTCCCGTACACGGTCGGTTCATTGGTTTCGCACAGCGGTACGAATTACTACTGCATCGCGACAGCAATCAACAAGACGCCACCGAACGGAACGTATTGGTACGCGCTGCCGGCAGGGGTGTATGAAATCCCGAACCCGTATTCGGAAGCGGATCTGTTCGACATTCACTACGTGCAATCCGCTGACGTTCTGACGTTGGTGCATCCGAACCATGCGCCACGAGAACTGCGACGGCTTGGAGCGACAACCTGGGTGCTTTCAACGATCAACTTTGCAGCTCCACTGTCGGCACCGACAAACATTCAGGCGACAGAGACTGGTACTAGCAGTGGATACAACTACCAGTATGTCGTGACTGCTGTTGACGCCGATGGAATCAGCGAATCACAGCAAAGTGCATCGGCTGAAGTCAATGCCGATTTCGGGACAAGCGGAACATACATTACGGTTTCGTGGGCAACCGTACCGAATGCGGCGCGCTATCGCGTGTACAAGTTGCAAGGCGGCCTGTACGGATTCATTGGCGAAACGACCGGAACATCCATTGTCGATGACAACATTGCGCCAGACATGGGCGTTACGCCGCCGGTGTATGACACCGTGTTCAACAGCGCAAACAACTATCCGGGCGCAGTGTCTTACTTCGAACAGCGCCGCATCTTTGCTGGAACGAACAATGCACCGCAGACGATGTGGATGACTCGAAGCGGCACGGAATCGGACATGTCGTATTCGATTCCGACCGAGGAAACGGATCGAATCAAGTTCCGCGTGGCTGCTCGAGAAGCAAACACCATTCGCCATATCGTTCCGCTGACGCAGCTCTTGGCGCTTACCAGCGCGGCAGAGTGGCGGATCAGTCCTGTCAACAGCGACGTGATTACTCCGACCACGATTTCGGTGCGCCCGCAGTCGTACATCGGCGCAAACAACGTCCAGCCGTCAATCGTGAACAACACGGTGATCTATTGCGCTGCCCGTGGCGGGCACGTCCGCGAACTTGGGTATTCGTGGCAGGCCAGCGGCTTCGTAACTGGCGACCTGTCATTGCGTGCGGCGCACCTCTTTGACAGCCGTGACATCACGGACATGTGCTACAGCAAGTCGCCGCAGCCGTTGCTTTGGTTCGTGTCAAACAATGGGTATCTGCTGGGCCTGACGTATGTGCCGGAACAGCAGGTCGCGGCATGGCACTGGCACGACACGGACGGAACCTACGAATCCTGCACGGCCGTTGCAGAGGGCAATGAGGACGCGCTCTACGTCATTGTGAAGCGCACCATCAATTCTGTAACCAAGCGGTATGTCGAGCGGTTTGAAACGCGCCAGATCACGGATCTGGAGGACTGCTTCTTTGTGGATTGTGGCCTGTCCTACGATGGCACAAACACGAGTGCCACGACTGTCACGGTGACTGGCGGATCAACGTGGGGGCCGGCAGACACGCTGACCGTCACGGCCTCGAGCGGCATCTTTGTGTTCCCAGGCACGACGGACGTAGGTGACGCCATTGTGATTACGGGCGGCGATGGGACGCAATATCGGCTCACGATCCTGTCAACGAGCAGCAGCACGGTGGCTACGGCCAGAGTGGACAAGGTGATCCCGGTTGCCCTGCGTGGCGTGGCAACGACGGTCTGGGCGTTCGCACGCAACAGCATCAGCGGCCTGTCACACTTGGAAGGCAAGACCGTCAGCATTCTGGCAGACGGAGCGGTGCAGCCGCAGGAAACGGTTGTGTCGGGCAGCATTTCGCTGGATCGTGCATTTACCGTGGTTCATGTTGGCTTGCCATACCAGAGTGATCTGCAAACGCTTCCGCTGACCATCAATATCGACGGAGCTGGACAAGGCCGACGCAAGAACATCAACAAGGCAACGCTTCGCGTGTTCCAGTCGAGCGGCATCTTTGTTGGCCCGGATGCTGACAATCTGGTGGAAGCAAAGCAGCGCAGTACGGAACCGTATGGCAGCCCGCCTGCGCTCAAGAGTGATGAGGTCGATGTTGACCTGCTGCCGAAGTGGGCGAACAGCGGGCAGGTATTCATTCGTCAGGTCGATCCGCTGCCGTTGAGCGTGGTGGGCCTGACTCTCGAGGTTGTGATCGGAGGCTGATATGGGATTCGTAATGTCAACGCCAACGCAGGGGTTCAGTTATCCAGGCTTGGATAACACCATGCTGACGCAGGCGCAGAACTACCCCTACCTGTCATCCATGCAAAATGAGGCCGCATTGACTGCGGCGCAGGCCGGCGGTGCTGGCGCTGGATTCAACATGAGCCAGTTGGCCGAAGCGATGACTGTCGCAGGCCCGATCATGTCGATTCTCGGTGCGGCAAACAGCGCCATTGGTTCGTACTACACGGCGCAGAGCCAGCAGAACCAACTCAAGATGCAGGCGCAGAATCAGGCTTTCGCAGCCGAGATGGCCCGCATCAATCAGGGCATGGCGCAGTTTGCTGCCGGCGGCATCATGCGCGAGGGGCAGGAGCGCATTGGCCGATACACGATGCAGGCCGGCCAGGCCCGTGCGTCGGCCAAGGCCGCGCTCGCGGCCCGTGGTGGCGTGTTGAGCGAAGGCGCGCCGGCAGAGGTGCTAGGCAGCATGGATCTGGTCAGGGAGATCGACAAGCTGACCATGAGTGCATCCAATGTTCGTGCGGCAGAGGCAGCCAAGTTGCAGGCGTTCAACATTGGCGTCGGGGCAACGATGGCGGATATCTCGGCGCAGAATCTTCAGGCAACTGCCAGCACGATTTATCCCGGCCTGTCGCTTGGAACGAGTCTGCTTGGCAGTGCGACGGACATCGCC